TTACTGGGTTCTCGATAAGGGTTTCGACTTAGAGACAGATCAACAGGTCTGGGGTGCTAAGTGGGGGCACTTGAAATTTTATCGAAGGCATGATATACTACAACCATAGACGAAAAAATTAAATGCATCTTGTATTACCTGTAATCTGTATCGGATTAATAGTTTTAGTGATAGTATACTCAGTCATTAATAGATACGACCCTCATCATTGATTGCCATCATAGCACAGTGGTAGTGCAGGGCTTTTGTAAAGCCAAGGTCGGGGGTTCAAATCCCTCTGATGGCATCCTCTTCTGAGGATAGGTGACGACACCTACATTCTGGACAGGGGTTCGATTCCCCTCATCTCCATAGCTAGGGGATGCCATGGCTTCGACAGGGTATAAGGATCGGGACTGAAACCTGCTTGGATAAGCAAACCACATCTGCAAAAACAGATACACCTGCTGCGAATAACATCGTAGCATTCACTCGCATTCCATATGCGGCAGCTCGCACACTAGCGACTGTTTAAGTGATCGGGGTTAAGTCAGCCTTGTTACCCAAATGACTAATTGGGGGTGAGATTCCCCCTTTTTCGTAAAAATTTCTCTGGCCAAAAATCGTGATGGAGGATTTCATCTATGTTAATGAAACTGCTTTAAGTAAGGAAGTATGTGAACAGATAATAGAAAAATTTGAAGGTGATGATCGTAAAGCTCCTGGTCTTATAGGTAATTCTGATAATAGTAGTAGAATAGTTAAAAACAGTTTAAAGACTTCTATAGATTTGTATATAACAGATCTGGAAGATTGGAAAGATTTGGATGATATAATTTCTAAGAGTGTTAGTGAGAATATACAGAACTACATAGATTATTGCTTTGAAATTTTCAATAAGCTTGATCCAACTCCTAATCCATTTTATAATGCAAAGTTTGATGATCATGGTTATAATGTAAAGGCATATGAACCAGGTGGATATTTTCACTGGCATGATGATTTTGTGATAGATAGAAAATCTCCTAGAATGATCGCTATGTTATTTTATTTGAATGATGTTGACGGTGGGGAGACTGAATTCATTAGTGGTAAGAAAATTATACCTTCTACTGGTAAACTGGTTATGTTTCCATCGACATGGAATTGTATCCATAGAGGAGTAACACCCAATAAAGGTAAAAAATACATCATATCTGCTTATTTACACCAATGATAAATTTACACGATGATTATTTAACTAAGGTAGAGTTTGGTCAGCTCAGAGAAGAAGTCTTTTTTGGTGGTGTACCTTGGTATTATAATGAAGCGAAGGTAAATGGATCAGTTGATTTTAATAATTATCAGTTCACTCATGTATTTTATGAGATGAATAGTGATGCTCGTGTATTCACAAGATCTGAGAAATTTCCTTTAATGCTACCAATATTATCTAGATTGAGTACTATCGGTATCTACAGAATTAAAGCTAATCTTGAACCTTTAAAAGTGGGACTTGATGTGTGGCATGGTGAGGAGGGAACTGTTAGTAATGTAGTAAGTGGTGTTGACCGTTATTATAGTGAGTTTCATAATGATTATAAATGTGATAGTATGACCACAGGTATCTTTTATATGAATACATGTGATGGGTATACCGAATTTGAAGATGGTTCTAAAGTAGAATGTCGTGCTAACAGATTTATTACTTTTCCATCATCATTATCCCATAGAGGTGTTAGTCAACTTGACGCAAGATTTAAGTGTGTGATAAACTTTAACTACTTTACACCATCTAAATAGATTGGGTGCAATAATACTATGAAAAAGCAATTCACTAAAACTGACAAGAAAGGACGTGAGGAGACATGGGAGTGGGAAGAAACTCCTGAAGCAACTAAAGCTCTTGAACGTCTTCATGCTGAAATGAGAGAGAATAACTCTGATAAATAACCCAAGGACAGCTATAACAACCAATTGGTAATCCAAGGACTATGCCATTAACAAGATTAGATAACTTAATCTCCAGTAAGACTGGTAGATATTTGTATGTCTCACCAGATGATTTCAATGCTTCTGATGAATTAGACAATAGAGGTAATTCACCAAACCGCCCATTTGTAACCATTCAAAGGGCATTTATCGAGGTAGCAAGATATTCTTATGCTCCTGGAATCGATAATGATCGATTTGATGAATTCACCATCATGCTTATGCCTGGTGATCACTATATTGATAATAGACCTGGATTAGTTTCAACATCTGGAACTCCTGTTTTTGGATTCGATCAGTATACTAATGCTTGGACAGATTCTTCGGTTGTGGATCTGTCTAATCCTGATAACGTCCTATACAAGTTTAATGGTACTGAGGGTGGTTGTATTGTTCCTCGTGGCTGTTCTTTAATTGGTTATGATCTTCGTAGAACACATATACGTCCTTTATATGTGCCTGATCCTGCTGATAAAGAGCAAGGTAGAACTTCTATCTTCAATGTAACTGGTGGTGCTTACATCTGGCAGTTTACAATTAAGGATGGAGACGTTACTACTAAGTCTCCTTTATTTGATACTACTGCTGGTGTTGGTAAGGTTTACTATCGTAAGAACGATAATGCTAACCTTGCTATACCTGAGTACTCACACCACAAGATTACTGTATTCCAGTATGCTGAGAAACCTGAACTAGAACTTTACTATAGTAAGGTTGCTCAATCTTTTGCACAGTATCAACCTACTATTGATGATCAGAATGAGTTTAGTGGTAATGTAAGTGAGACTCGTATTGTTGGTCCTCTATCTGACTTAAGATCTATTGAATCATTACAGGTAGTTGATTCAACTCCACAAGGTCAGATTACTGTTAATGTAACAACGAAGATTGCTCATGGTTATATTAAGAACCAGTTCTTTGCTGTACAAAATAATGGTCTAGATGAAGCATTGAATGGAACATTTAATGTTGCTAGTATAGACCCACTCAATAGAAGAAGGTTTAGCTTTACTCTACCTGGTACTGTAACATCTTTAAATTTACAGAATAATCAGACATATTCTACTGCTAATGGTCTCTCTAATGGTGCTTATGTACAAGCAGAGGTAGACTCAGTTGAATCTGCTTCTCCATACATGTTTAACCTGTCTATCAGGTCTACATGGGGTATCTGTGGTCTATTAGCAGATGGTAGTAAGGTCACAGGCTTCAAGTCTATGGTCTGTGCTCAGTACACTGGTGTATCTCTACAGAAAGACGATAGAGCATTCATCAGATACGATAAGTTTACAAATACTTGGAACCAAGCATCTCTTTCTGATGCATTTGCAACAGTACCTTACCACACTAAGGGTGATGCATATTGGAAGGATGACTGGAGAAACTGCCACATTAAGGCAATCAATGATGCATTCATTCAGTGTGTTAGTATCTTCGCTGTTGGTTTCGCTGATCACTTCCTAATGGAAAGTGGTGGTGATATGAGTATCACCAACTCTAACAGTAACTTTGGTAATACATCACTACATGCTAAGGGACATAAAGGATATTCCTTTGCACAAGACAAAGGTGGTTACATTGATTCTATCATACCACCAGAAAAATTAATTGATTCAACTGCTAACCGAGATAGAGTTGATTACTATACATGGGATGTACAGGCATCACGTGATACTAATACAAGACTTTACTTTGGTGGTAGTGATAATGTTACAGATCCTAAGAAGCGTCCTGCTGCTACTCTTAATGGATATAGAATAGGTGCTAAGAGTAATGAGAAGATATATGTTGAGTTAGATCCATATTCTGCTTCTTCTGGTAAATCTCCTGTACCTGATGCAATCTATAATGCTACATTATCACCTTCTGGTTATAATTTCTATCCATCATCATTACAGATCCTTAATCCTAGTACAGTAGTTGTAGATAATAAGTCACAAGATGCTGCTAATAGAATAGAGGATAATAAAGAATTTATTCAAGAAGAGACTTATGGATTCATCACTAAGAAGTATCCAGCTCTTCTCAGTAAGAATATAATTATCAGTAAGTGTCAGAGAGACGTTGGATTGGTTCTCGATGCTGTTATCTCAGACTTACGTCTTGGTGGTAACATCAACACTATTCAAGCTGCTGAGTCATACTTCAGTGCTGGTGAATTAAACTACATTGATAACGAGAAGTTCGAGACTATCGAAGGTTTTGAATATGCTCGTGATCTTGCTATTGCATCTATTCGTAACTGGACATACTTACAGACAGGATGTTCTATTTCTAATAACTCTTCCTTAGTAACAGTTCCATCAACTGTTGGACTTGTTATTGGTATGAAGGTTCAGGAATATACAGGAGTTAATGCTAATAATACAACTGCTGATCCTAATACTTTAACAACAGCAAATATTCCTACTGATACCTACATTAAGAGTATTGTTAACCCAACAACTATTGAGCTTGGTAGTGTTGTTGCTGGACAAAGAAGTACACCTTTCGATGGTGCTGCTAGAAATGCTACTGGATCTAATTCATCTGCTAACCTATGGTTCTCATTAGAAGATCAGAATGGTGTTCGTAAAGGTGTATACTCATCTATAGAAGGTGATGTAGATACAAATCTTACTCAGGATACAGTATACCCTCAGTGTAATGATACTGCACAGGCTATAGCAACCTTGATGAATAACATCAAGACAATCATTAACCAAGGTATTAACCCAGTTGGTGATCGTTTTGCTGATGCACATGACTTGTTACTTGCTAATAAGGAATATATTGCTGATGTAGCAGTTAAGGATATGAATATTCAGTATCCTCAACACACAGTTCCAGGTGGTAATGTTAATTGCTACGATGACGTTGTAGATGTTATCGAGGCAGTTGCATATAATATTAAGTTTGGATCAAACAATAAGGTTTGGGATGCTGCTAATCTATATGTTGTAGGTGCTGATCTTGCTGGAGAAGAAGAGCAATCAATCTATACTTTCAGAAAAGCAAAAGAGATTGCTAATTCAATTATTCAGAATGTAACTTATAATCCTAGAGCAGGTGTTGTTACATCTTATACTCAGACAAAAGATACATCAATTACAACTGATCCTAATCCTGTTAATGCAATATATTGTGCTGATGTTATTTCAGCAATGGCTACTTTATTCCAGATAATAGAGTATGGTATTGATACTGCTGGTATCTCATCACAGGCACTAGGAACATATACACCTACTGGTGCAGTATATGATGGTGCTACTGGTGATTTGACTTTGACTATGGCTAATCATGGTCTATCTGCTCAGAATAAAATTGGTATTAATCAGAATGGATTAACATTCAGTTGTGGTATGGACAATCATGGATCAAACCATGCTTATCCACGTGTAGGAGATCCAGCATATAAGAATGCTATTAGAGATATCACTAACATAACTGCTGATACTGTTACTATCAATGTTGGTACAACACCGCTTGTAGGACATAATGTTAGTGATGCTACATATGACCCTGCTACTGGTAATCTAGTATTAAGTCTTGGTGCTCATAATATATCTCAAGGAAATACATTACAGTTAGAGAAAGATGCTTTAGTATTTACTTGTACACAAGATGGTAACCAAACTGAGCACTCATATCCTAGAACATCTGATCCAGTATACAACACTAAGGTTGAAGTTACTGATGTAGAGCAGACAGATCATACACCGACTGCTGCAGATTATAATCCAGTAAACGGTGAGCTTGTACTTACTGTTTCTAATCATGGATTCAAAGCACGTAGCACACATACACCAACTGATGCTAGTTTTGATCCAGCTACAGGTATATTAACTCTTACTGTTGCTAATCATCAGTTTGCTGCTGGTACTAGTGTTATCCTTGCTAACAGCTCTATTACATTTACATGTGCTAAGGATAGTCATGCTACTAATCATAGTTATCCTAGAGCAACTGACCCTGCTGCAGGTAAGAAACTACCTATACAGAATATAACAGGTAATACATTTGATGTTCAGATTGGAATTTCTTCTGATACATCTGAGCATAGGTTTGTTTCTGCTGGTAACAACTCTGTTACTAGAGTTGGTAGTATGGTTAAGCTTGTAAATGATTCATTAACATTTACATGTGCTAAGGACAACAACGCAAGTAATCACACATATCCTAGAGCAACTGACGAAGCTTCAACAGAATGGTTGGAGGTTACTACTGCTACTAATGATACATTCTTAATTAATGTATCACCTTCACCAGATACATCTATTCATAACTTTGTATCAGCATCTGCTGGTGCTGTTAAGAAACAGACTGGTAAGATAACTGTTGCTGTTGGTGCAACACCAGAGGTTACTTTCACACCAACTGCTGCTACTTATACTCCTACCACTGGTCAGATGACTCTTACTATTGGTAGTCACACTCTTAGTGGACCAAGTACTCACACAGCTACAGATGCTTCATACAATCCTGTAAGTGGTATATTAACAACTACTGTTGCTAATCATGGATTCTCTCTAGGAGATAGAGTAAGAATTGCTGATAACTCCTTGATAATGACTTGTGATATGGATGGTAATTCCTCACAGAAGTCATATCCTAGATCAACAGATCCATATAGTAACAAGTGGATTGATGTTGTTGGTGTAACAGACACTACATTTGATGTTAATGTTGGTACATCTCCTCTAGTTGGTTTCATTCCTACTGCTGTTGATTACAATCCAACAACAGGTGCAATGACTCTGGATGTTGGTAAGCATGGTCTGATTGTTGGAGATGCTGTTAAATTTGCTGCAAACTCTTTAACATTCACATGTGCTCAAGATGGTGGTGGATCTAATCATTCATATCCAAGATCTTCTGATCCAGCTTATGATACTTCTGTTACTGTTACTGCTGTTGGACATACTCAGCATACAGCAACTGATGCAGATTATAACCCAACAACAGGTGCTCTTACAATTACATCTGCTGGTCATGGATTCAGTAATGGTGATAGAGTAAGGATCGCTGACGATTCATTAACCTTTACTTGTGCTGAAGATGGACATGGGTCTAACCACACATATCCTAGATCTGCATCTGCAACTCATACAGCAACTACTGGAACTACTTACGATCCTGTTACAGGTGTTTTGAGTATTACTACAAGTTCTCCTCATGGAATGGTTGCAGGAACTGAAATTAAGTTTGCTGATGACTCATTAACATTCACATGTGCAATGGATAGTGATGCTACTAACCACACATACCCACGTGCAGGTGATCCTGTTAGTGGTAAGTGGCTTAAGATTGAGAATGTAGCAGCATCATCATTTGATGTCGTAGTTTTAGATGTACTTCCTTCTACTAATGTTACTACTCATGCATTTGTAACAGGAAGTGGTGGTGGTATTACTGAGAGAGATCCTGCTAGTGGAACATGGTTGGATGTTTCTAACGTATCTGCAGATACATTTGTTGTACAGGTATTAAAGAGTGCTCCTTCTACTAACACAACACTACACACATTTGTAAGTGCTACTGCTAATGGTATTGAGCACGAGAACTCTAACTTTACTGTTAATGTTCTAACCACTATACCATCTACAAATACTACAACCCATACATTTGTACCTAATACTGGTTACACTCCAACTGCTGCTGGATATGATCCTAACACAGGTGTAATAACATTTACTCTTGCTAATCATGGATTTGCTGCAGGTGACTTCATCAAGATTGCAGATAACAGTCTAACCTTTACTTGCATGGAGGATAATAATGGTACTAACCATGTATATCCTAGACCTAGTGATCCTATTAGTGGTAAGTGGGTTAAGATTGATACAGTTACACAGAATGGATTTACTATTAATGTATTAACTAGTATTCCATCTACTAATGCTACTGCTCATACATTTGTTTCTGCTTCTGCAAATTGCATAACAAGAGCTGCAGTAGAGACTGGTGGTGACTATCCACATACATTTGTAAGTGCTATTGCTAATGGTATTACACTTGCTGGTGAGTCTGTTAAGATAGCAGATGATTCTATCACATTTACATGTGCTAAGGATAATAATACTACTAACCATACATATCCTCGTGCTGGTGATCCTGCACGTGATACATCATTACCTATACTAGCATCAACAGGAACTACAATTACGGTTGATGTTGGTAAGTCTTCTGATACTTCTGCACATACATTTGTATCTGCTCTTGGTTCTTCTATTGCTAGTGGTGGTAACTACACACATACATTTGTACGTGGTAAGCAGTTTGGCGTACAGATTGGTGGTGCATATGCACATACCTTTGTTAGTGCTACTACTGATGGTGTTACTGCATACTCTAATAATGCTGGACAGTTTGCTGCTACAACTAAGACATCTCCATCACAGAATTCTATTGCAAGATTAAATCCATCTACATCTAGTGATCAGTTTGCTCAACGTGCAACTCTATTCACTGTTGATGCTGGTGGTACTAATCCACACAAGTTTGAGACTGGAACACCAGTAAGACTGGTTGCTCGTGCTAAATCAGGTAAGACTCCAGATGAGAGAGACGTTCGTCTACCACTTGGGTTCCAACCAAATAGAAAATATTATGTAATTGCTCCAGGTCGTAACACACAACCATTCAACTACAATGATGGTGCTGTTTACAGTGGTATATTTGATGGTGGTGACCAAACTAAGTTAATGCTTGCTGAGTCAGCAGAGGCAGCAGCCGCTGGTATTTACATCTACTCACCTGAGACAGAATCTCTTGATGAGGATGTTGAGATTCTAATCGAACAGTACGTATTAGATTCAGCATATGATCTACATGAATATAAAGTTACCTTTGATGGATCAAGTGGTACTATATTCAAGACAGAGGTTGCTCATATATTTGATAAGCCAACAAATGGTATACCTTCTACTGAGTTACAGAAAGTCTTCTTTAGAAAAGAAGGATCTGATGGTGGTACTGCTCCTACATTACCTACACTTTCTGGTGGTGGTGGAGCTCTGGTATCTCCTACCCAAGAGTACTATGTAAGGTATGAAACAGAAGATACATTTAAGATCTTTGCTACTGCTGCTGATGCTATAGCTGGTGCACCAGAGGTAGTTTTAGTCAATAATCCAGATCAATATTGGTATGTCTTCGCTAACAAGCGTACATCACCAATGAGATTTGATCCTACGTTTGTTGATACTGCTGCATCTAGAGTTCCACCAATACCTGATGGATTGTGGTACTTGAATCTTAAGGATGAGACTAGTCTTGATGATAATATAATCACTAGGATTCAAGAGAGTGATTATGATCCTTCTTCAGGTCAGACACAGACAACAGATTCTTACTATACTCGTCTCAAGGATGATCGTGTTGCTAATGATCGTATCTATCGTTTAAGATATGTACAACCAAAAGAATATCCTGGTTCTGTAAGGCAACCAAACAACGGATTTGTAATGAAGATCCGTACTGATACTAAGCGTAATCTACTTCCACAGAATATAGTACTTGAAAAAGTTGGTGGATCTCCTGATATCGCTGATTTCCGTAACCCACAGTCTGCTAACTCAACTGAGACACTTGGTATGTCCAAGGTTGACTTTGATGCAGCAGTGCAGGCTGGTACATTAACAGCTAAGAACATATATGATCCAGATAACCATCCTCGCATTGTTAATACTGATAACTATATTCGATTCAGTATTCGTTCTGCTAGGAAGATAGGTCCAGCAGGTTCTGAGAAACTAGAGCTTACTGTATTTGACCACACAGTTGACGATACTAACGCACCAAACTTAAAGAATACAGTATTCCATACTGTAGAGATTAATGCTCCACAAGCAGGTTCATTTGCTACAAGTAAGACTACATCTGCTCCTACTAACATAGTAGAGTGGACTGGTGGTAGCAGTGGATTTGGTTATCTACATGCATACTTCTCAGTAGTTGTAGGTGCTGATACTAAGCATTATATCATCCTTAAGGATGTAAGTGCTAGACCAACATACAATCCATTAACTGCCACAAGATTCCAGCAAGGTGCTGTTTATGCTGATCAACAGGCAGATGTTAATGGTGGTAGAGATAGTAAAGGTAATAACCTTTATGTTGTTGGTGATTCTAATGTATTCACAGTCACACCTGGTGATACATTAAATGATACAGTTGGTAATACCTATAAGGTTGTTTCTGTTGAAGATGTTAAAGACATTGATGATACATTCTATATCTTTGATTCTGATATCATTCAAGAACGTGTTGCTGGCCAGCAAGATGGTATTTACTATCTAACTGCTGTTCGTGGTAATATTTCTCCAATGCCTCGTGGTGCTGGTGTAGGTGCTAACTTCCAGAACTTTAAGTTCTCTCAGCCTATCTCCTCACTTTATCCACTAGACTATAAGAATGATCCTCTATGGTATCAGGTTATAGACAACAATGGTACTAAGAACGCATTAATTACTGATCCACCTGCTGCTAACAGTTTCGCAGACAACTATACACATGGTCTTGTCTGGGTCAATGACTATAAGAGGTCAATGACTAAGGAAGCAATTGAAGATCTAACTCAGTCAGGATACTTTAGTGGATACACCTATGCTAATGCTGGTAATACACTCCAAGCTGTTACAGGTAATGCTACTGCTGGTTCAGAACAGAGACAGATTCCTATTGCTGGTGATACTGAATCTGTTCATGATCAGAAGGTATACATTGAACTAAGAAGACCATCTATTGCTAGATCTGGTAACCATACGTTTGAATACCTTGGTTTTGGTCCAGGTAACTATTCATCTGGTCTACCAGCAAGACAGGAAGTTATACTTTCTGAGTTCCAAGACTACTACTCACAAGCAAAACGTGAGGATGGTGGTATTGTATTCTATACTGGTCTTAACTCTAATGGTGACCTATACATTGGTAACAAGAAGATTGATGCTATCACTGGTGAAGAGACATTCCTAGAGAAAGCTCAACTTGAGTCATCTGAAGATGATACAGATATTATCACTACACTGGTAACATCATTTGATACTCCTGTTACATTTAAGGATAAGATTACTGTTGAAGGTATTGGTTACTTTAATAACAGAGTAATTATTAGTACTCAACCACCAACTGAATCACCTGCTCTTACCATTCTTTCTAACCCAAGAAGTGATGGTGGTGGAGAAGATAATACATTAACTAGGGGTAATTGGTCTGATAGAAATAAGGGTGATATGACCCTTAGTAGGAATAAAATTTCCACGGCTGTTTATCACATAAAAGGTCGAGGTACAGGACTATTCCCAGGTCAAGAGTATAGTATACGTACAAACTTCTCATTTAGTGAGAATGAGCCTAGCAACAGAACACCTGATCAGTCAACAACATTTAGTCCTGAGCAGTTTGTAAGATATTACAATTCTTCTGATGTAGATGCTAATGCACAAGCAGGCGATATCCTTTATAAGGGTAGGTCAATTGAGCAGAGTGGTTCTCTTGCTTGGATATATGCTAACTACTACTCAATAATACCAAACACATCTGTTCTTCAGCTTTTGGCTAACGGTAGTAATACTGTTCAACTTCATTGGTCTGGTGCATTTACTAATGGTGATAGTGGTATTAACATTGGTGTAGGTAAGACAATCCTTATTAAAGGGTTCTCCGATCCACGTGTTAATGGTAAGTGGGTAATTACCAAGGCAGATCAAACAGGTGCAGATGATGGGTTCTGTGAGTTTGTTGTTAACAACTCTATTCCTACAACTACATTTACTTGGGCTACTGAGTCGAGTGTTATTCTTGAAAGATCTGATGAGAATTGGAAAGAGACTGGTGTAATAGGTTCTGAAGTTATCAGAACTAAGACATCTACGATTGGTGACTACAAGCTTGGTATTAACACCATTGCTCGTACTGCTCATAATTCACATGAGCATGGATTCTTAACATATACTGCTAGTGGTACAGTTTACAATCAACAAGAACCAAGAGCAAACTTGGATGTTGTTGGTAATGCATTCATTAGTGGTAAGGCGATCAATAACTATACTGGTGAAGCAACTACAACTAAGACTGAGACTGGTCTCAAGGATGCATTGATAGTTGGTGGAGATTCAATAGTATCAGATAACTTAGCAACACTTAGAGTTTCTACTCTAGAAACAAGAGTTGGTATTAATGCAACTGATGATGATTTAGATTCTACTCTTACTATCAAGGTAGGATCTGGTGAAACAAATGCATTACACTTAGTAACTGTTGGTAGTGATATCGCTAACGCAGACATAGATGGTAATTTAAACATTGATGGTGGAAGTATTACTACTAATGCAACAACCTTTAATGTCCTTGATACTAATGCAACCACATTAAATGTTGGTGGTCTTGCGACTACTGTAAACCTCTTTGAGGATGCAACAGCAGCTCAGACAATCAATGTTGGTACATCATCTACTGATACAACATTAAATATACACACATCATCTACTGATTCAACAGTCAATGTTGGTACTGTTGCTGATAGTGCTACAAATAAGTCAATACTTACATTTGGTGGTGCGTTTAGTAATACTGCTAACTCTACATTCACAATTAAGAATGCTCAGACCATACTTGATGGTGACTTAGATGTTAATGGTGGTGATCTACAGTCTAATTCACAGACTATCAATCTATTCACCAGAGCTGGTGCTGGTTCTATTGTAAACTTTGCAACTAGAGCATCACAGTTTGCTATCGGTGGTGTTGCTGGTACTACAGAGGTTAGAAACTCTTTACAAGTTAATGGTGATACAGACATGTATGGTGATGTAACCATGCATGGTGGATCTAACAGTGGAACTGTTACAGTTGATAGACAACAACTCAATACAGCACAGATAGCTCATGCTCCTGGTAATTTACAAAACCTCAATGTTGACTTCTACAAGTATGTCGCTGATATTGATAGTTTCCAAGTTATTACTAGTGTTGCAGCTAATGGAGTTATCTCTGTAAATGAGAACTATTTCTTAGATGGTAATGTAGTTAGATTTACTGATATTACTGGTCTTTCTGGTGGTGGTATTAGTACAAGTACACCATACTGGATTATTAATAGTACTGGTAGTTCATTCCAGGTTGCTACATCTGAGGGTGGATCACCTGTACAGGTTGGTGGTACTCCTGGAACATCTGCTGGTATTACATTACAGAATACCTTAGTTGATACTGGTACTGGTACAACTCAATGGACAGCTAATTCAAATGATGCTGAGTATAATAGATTACCAGTTAATAACGTCAGAGGAATAGCGATTGGTGATATCCTTATCATAGGAACAGAATTGGTTGAGGTTGTCTCACCTGGTCCTGATGCTAATACAAGGATAGTTCCAGTTAATAGAGGTGTAGATTGTACAACTGTAGCAATACATGCAGATAATTCTGTTATATACAAGCTTGAGAGATCTAATGATGCTACTTACTTAGTTGGTAGAGTACCACAGACTTCTACAACTCCTGCTTTATCTAATCTTGTAAATAATGCTGATACACTTGAAGTTCCTATCAATGAGTTAGGAACAGGTGATGCAGTTAAGTTCAGTAATGTTGGTAGCATTGTAGGAGTTAATACTACAGCAACTTACTTCGTTGTGAACGCAGTGAATGACACTGGTAATAGCGTCACAAGGTTTAATCTATCTCTAGATCCTGATGGTGGTGCTGTTCCAATATCAGGTAGTGTTGGATCTGCTATACTTAACTTTAGTGCTGATCTTGTATCACTTGCTGAGTTTGGTGGACAGTTCAGTGTTGGTGACTACCTAAGATTAAATGGTGCTAACGCACCTTCATGTACTGGTGAATTTGTTAGGATTACTGCTGTTAATGATACTAATGCTGAGAAGTTTAGTGTTAATAATGGTGCACAGCAAGATCGTTTCGTAATTGATTCTGTCTTCGGTGGTGTAGATTCTACTATACTTGGTTCTCAAGACTTTAGTATTAATCTAACAGGTAATGCATCAACTAATTCTACTGATAATCAGTTTAGGATTATTAATGGTCAACCAACTGCTAACACTAGACTAACTATCGACAGTGATGGTAAGTTCACAGTCGTTGGTATTGGTACTGAGGCTGCTCCTAAAGCAATTATTGATAAGGGAGGTAATCAGTGGTTAGCTGGTAACCTAAGAGTGCAGAATGATGGTACAGTAGGTTCTGCTGATGATGCGTTGATGTCTGCTTACTTGCAGGTATCTACTGGTAACCTTGAAATTTCTGGTCACTTACAAATAGATGATGACTTCTCTGTATTCAGTGGTACTACTGGAATTCAATTCGGTGATACCTCTACTGCTAAGTTGCATGTAGATGCACAGACTGGTGATACACGTATTGGTGTTGCTGGATCTGCAATTGGTACTGGTGATCTAACAGTTAATGGTGGTCAAGTTACCATTAACAGTCTTGCTCAAGCACGTACATCAGCAGATAATACTAAGGCATTAGAAATTAATGGTCTTGGTAATGATGATGATAGATTATTCAGAATACGTCAGGATGCTGCTATTGATGCATTCGGTGTTGATAGATACTGGGGTAAGAATGGTGGACTCAACTGGGAGTTTAAATCTTCTGACGCAACACTTGAAACTGGTAAAAATTATTTTGTTGCTATTGCTGCTACAGCAGTGTTTACATTACCAGCAGATGCAGAGACTGGTGATATGATTAGAATGATTGACCTAGGAGGTAATCTATCTTACTCTACATCATTAATCGTTCGTGCACCAGTTGGTGTACAAATGCAAGGTGATGCTACTGGAACACTTGCTGGTGGACTAAGTAGTGCATACCAAGGTGGTGAAATGATTGTCCAGACTAGAAATGCTGGATTTGGGTTCGTATTCGCTGGAGCAAAAGATGGAACAGAAACAGGAACTATACCATCCAATTACAGGGGATGGTGGCTCGTGGAGTTATAATCAATGAAACAGTACGAAGCAGAGAAAAAGATGAGAGGATCGGCAATAGGCACGATCCTTCCTTGGTCTGGAGATCAAGGTACAATCCCGAAAGGATGGTTAGCTTGTAATGGTCAAGTATTGGAAGCTATGAATTTTCCAGTACTGGCTTCTATTCTGGGTAATACTTATGGACCTACCAATGGTCTTAATAATAGGACATATCCAAATTATATAAGTGGAGATACGTTTGCTTTACCTCAGTTAAATACTAGATTATTAGCAGACTACGAAGAAGATTATGTTAGTGTTGCTGCATTGCAGGCTGGCCAGACATATCAGAGTGGTGCTGTTGGTGGTATGACTATTACTAATGGTGAAGTAGATGAGGGAAGAACAGCCGCAACATATAATTTTACTGTAACTTCTGCTAGTGGTGGAACTGGTTGCCAAGTAACTATTGATATAGATGCTCAAGGTAGAGCTGGAGTAACTAAGATAGTTGATACTGGTGGTGGATATACTGCTGGTGATGAGATAACTATAACTGCTGCTAACCTTCCTTCAGGAACAGATGACTTAGTATTAAAGGTGGACTGGACTCTACCATCAGTACCAGATGTATTAACACCAACAGGAGTTGGTACTAATAAATTAATTGAAGGTGATGGATCTGGTGTTAGTCCAGGTACATCATATAATGCTAACTCTGATATAAATTTTGTTATCACAGATTCTAGTAGTTTAACAGGACAGATTAGAAATTTCTCAGTAAACCCACCAAACTATTTTAAGACATTTCATAGCTTACCTAGGAAACTAAGTAAGGATCATATGCCACCTCATACACATGGTAACCCTACTGTTATTGGTAATCAAGGTACTGGATATAGATATGTTCTTGATGATGGTGGATTCTTTGAAAGCTTTCAGTGTCCAAAAGTTGAGACTAATGTAGAAGGTAATTTTAAGCAAAAGACACTTGTTGCATCAGAACCACCAAGTTCAGGTAGTCCTGATACTGTTGGTGGTAACCAAGGTACTGCTTTAGTAACAAGATTTGTTGCAAATCAAACTATAGTTGATATGAGTAGACCACGACTCAATCCTAATAATACTGGTGGTGTTGGTACATATAATCCACAACCAGTGTGGACTGGTCCTATGCCTAGACCTTTAGGTGCTACTTATAGTAATGTTAACTCAGTATATAACTGTAATGAAAGGGAATCGAATCTGAATAGTAAGAACTGGTATGGATATCAGGGTGAAGGAGATAATATTGCTACTAATTTATTCAATCCTGCTGACGAAGGAACATCTAAAACATTTCCAGTTGCTTTGAATCATGCTGATGAGTATCATGCTAATCAGCAGTCTCATACTCACTATTCATTCCAGCTTACAATGAATGCTGGTTTTCTTAAACCACCTACGATTGTAGCTGTTAATGATATAGCAATTGATAGTACATTGTCTGGTCAACCTACAGCAGTTGCACCACAGAATCTACCATCTGCACTAAATAT